TATTGATCAAGGTGGCACAGGAGCAACAACTGCGGCTAATGCAAGAACTAATTTAGGTGCAACAACAGTTGGTTCTAATGTATTCACACTGACAAACCCATCTGCAATTACATTCCCTCGTTTCAATGCTGACAATACTGTAAGTGCATTAGATGCGGCAACATTCCGTACTGCTATCGGTGCGGGTACAAGTTCTTCATCAGGAACAGTTACCAGTGTTGCTATTACTGTCCCATCGATTTTGTCTGTCAGTGGTTCACCAATCACTTCATCAGGAACATTTGCGATTAGTCTCTCTGGTACTGCTTTACCAGTTGGTAATGGCGGTACGGGTCAGACAACTTCTATTGCGGCATTGAATGCTTTGTTGCCAACACAAACAGGTAACGCTAACAAGTATCTACAGACTGACGGAACAAATGCAAGTTGGGATGCAGTTAGTCTTTCAACATCAGATATATCAGGCACATTAGGCACAACTAATGGAGGTACAGGGCTTACTTCGTTTACTGCTAACGGAGTTGTTTACGCATCTTCATCAAGTGCATTGGCTACTGGTTCTGCGCTTACTTTTGATGGGACTAGCTTTTTTGGTGGTACAAACATCTATGCCTCTGGTCGTTTTTACGCACAGCGTTCTTCTAGTTCTTTAAACCTACCAATTGCTGGATACACAGATGGTTCTGCTGGTACGGTTTTATCTGGAACTAAAGGCGATATCGTTGCATTTGGAAATGCTGGTGGTGATGGAGTTATTTTTGCAAATGCAAACACCGAACAAATGCGCCTAACCAGCACAGGTCTGGGTATTGGTACAAGTTCGCCAACTGAGAAACTGACAGTAAACGGCAACATCAAACTTGGAACGTCTGGGACTGTTTGGACATACGGCCCTGCAACAACAGGTCGGTCTTTCTTTGCAAACTCAGATGGCACTGCTTATGTTGGTGTTTATGGTTCTTCTTACGGCGGAAGTTCCAATGCAATCTTGTCATTTGTAACGGGCACAAGTAATACCATGACAATGGACTCCTCAGGCAATCTAGGCTTGGGAGTTACTCCTCCCAATTGGAGTTCTGGCGGTCAAATTTCGTTGGGTAATAATAAAACAATTGTTGCATCTGGTGAATACACCAACTTAGGCACTAATTGGTATTACAGCGGTGGGTACAACAAAATTGTTAATGGTTATGCAACTAATTATTATCAAGCATTAGGTGCTCATATTTGGCAAACAGCGGGGACAGGTTCTGTGCCGTTTTCGTTTACATCCGCAATGACTCTGGATGCTAGTGGGAATTTGTTGGTTGGAACAACAAGCACAGGACTAGGGAAATTAAATGTAAATGGAACAATATCAACTGCTAATGACTCTGGCGGTACATTTGCATTGGCTTATAACGCTCATGTAGATAGTCGTTCTTGGAGAATGGCACATGATGTCATTGCTTATGGTGATTTTGCAATTCAACAAAGCACAACGCAAACTGGTGCAACATTTGCAAGCAAACTTCTCATAGACTCAAGCGGTAACTTACGGATTGGAACAACCGCTGCATTATTTGCCGCAAATGAAAGAGTATCAATAAATGGCGCTACGGGTGAAATTGGTCAAACAATTTATGCCAATGGTACAAGCTCCATAGGATTGTTGCTCTATAACTCTGTTGCAACAGGAGCTACATCAGGAAAGCACATTTCTTTTACAAATTCTAGTGGCACAGAAGTTGGCTCAGTTACATCCAACGGGACTGCAACGCTGTTTAACACAACCTCTGACCAACGACTTAAAGAAAACATTGTTGATGCGCCTGAGTTTGGTAGTGTTATTGATTCCATCAAGGTTCGTAGTTACGAATGGAAAGCAGACGGTTCACATCAACGTGCAGGCTTTATTGCTCAAGAACTTGTGACTGTCGCACCAGAAGCAGTTTATCAACCACTTGACACAGACGAAATGATGGCTGTGGACTACTCCAAACTTGTCCCAATGTTGGTCAAGGAAATTCAATCACTCCGTAAACGCCTAGCAGACGCTGGCATCTAACTCAAAGGAAAATTATGGCTATTACATATAACTGGAATATTTCAACCCTAGACAGAGATGTCGCTACAGGATTTGTTACTACAGCGCATTGGCAATGTTATGCAGTAGATGGCGAGTTCTCTGCCTCTGCTTACTCCACTTGCGGCTGGCCTGAAGGAACGCCTGAGATTGCCTATGCAGACCTTACAAAAGAGGATGTGCTTGAGTGGGTATGGGAATCAGTAGATAAGACTGCTACAGAGGCTTCTTTGGCGGCTCAGATTGCTTTGCTGAAGAACCCTGTAAAAGCTACTGGCACACCTTGGTAAAACGGGAAGCCATCACTCGATCTTGGTGGCATTTAAAAGGAAACATCATGGGCAACAACACAAAAACCCCAGTGACTATTGACGGAATTGAGTATCAGTTTGAAGACATGACTCAGGAGCAGCAAACCATTGTCAACCATGTGGCTGACCTTGACCGAAAGTTAGGTTCTGCTAGATTCAATGTTGATCAGCTTCAGGTAGGTAGGGATGCTTTCTTTTCAATGTTGAAGAGCAAACTTGAAGTTACTGATGTTCAAGAGCTTGTGCAATAGTTTTTATGGTTCTTGTACAAAACCCAATACTACCAATTAGTCATTAAATGAATTCCGAATTGCAAAAGTACTATGACGAGCGCTTCTCAATGATGGCTACCGATGGGTGGCAGGACTTGATGGAAGACGTTGAAAAGATGCTAGAGCCGTTGAACAACATCTCAACCATCTCAGATGAGAAGGCTTTGCAGTTTCGCAAAGGTGAGTTGTCAATTTTGACCTGGCTAAAGAATTTGAAGTCAGTCAGTGAAAGATCTTTTGAGGATCTCAATGAAAAGAATGTATGACTTCGCCTGTGAAAACGGGCATAGAACAGAAAGGCTTGTCAGTTATGAGCAGACAAGTCTTATGTGCGAGTGCGGTGCTTCGGCATCACGCACTCTTTCTGCGCCAGCTTTTCGACTCGAAGGGTGGTCTGGAGCTTTTCCATCAGCGCATGGGAAGTTCGAGAAAAGCCACCTAGATAAGTTGAAAGCTGAACGTAAATCCAACTCATAAGCGATTGTGCCGAGTTGAAATCCTATAACCTAAAAAGGCAGGAAAAATATCATGTTGATTGATGACGATAAACAAGAAGCAAGTGAGATTGAAGCTGTTGAGGAGCGACAAACTACACCTACATCAGAGCTTCCCGAGAAATATCGGGGCAAAAGCTTTGAGGAAGTTGCCAAGATGCACCAAGAGGTTGAAAAACGTCTAAGCATTCAAGGCCAAGAAATAGGTGAAGTCCGTAAGTTAGCAGATGAACTTATTAGGCAGAACCTTGAATCTAAGCAGCAATCAGCTAAAGAGATTGAACCAGAAGTAGATTTTTTTGAGAACCCTCAAGAGGCTATCAAGAAAGAAGTTGAAAATCACCCAGATGTACAATCCGCAAAAGCGGCTTTTGCGAATATGCACAAAATGCAGATTAAGCAAAAACTAACAGAAACGCATCCTGACTTTGATGAGATCGCAAAGGATCAAAACTTTGCTGATTGGGTCAAATCCAGCCCCGTGCGATTGAAGTTATTTGAGCAAGCAGATGCGGGTTATGACTTTGATTCGGCTAACGAGTTGTTGTCAACGTACAAGCAGATCAAAGGCATTAAGGCAAAACAAAACCAAGTTGCTCAAGAGAGTAACAGGCAAGTAAGCCTTAAGGCCGCAGCTGTTGATGTGGGCGGGAGTGGGGAGTCATCAAGAAAGATCTACCGAAGCACAGATCTTATTCGTTTAAAAATGCGTGACCCTGATCGCTATGAAGCCTTGCAAGATGAAATCATGCTGGCCTACGCTGAAGGTCGGGTCAAAAGATAAATTTTAGGAGTTAAATCATGGCCTATCCAACACCAGCGGTAACAGTAACCACCGCAGCAACGTTCATCCCAGAAATCTGGTCTGATGAAATCGTGGCCGCATACAAGAAAAACCTTGTATTGGCTAACATCGTGATGAAGATGAACTTCAAGGGCAAGAAAGGTGACGTAGTTCACATTCCAGCACCCACTCGCGGCTCTGCTTCAGCGAAAGCGGCATCTACTGCCGTGACTCTGATTGCCGATACCGAGACTGAAGTTCAAGTCGCCATCAACAAGCACTATGAATACTCACGTTTCATTGAGGATATTGTCGAAGCACAAGCGTTGTCTAGCTTGCGTAACTTCTACACTGCTGACGCTGGCTATGCGCTTGCCAAGCAGGTAGATACCGACTTGATCCAATTGGGTCGTGCGTTCAATGGTGCTACTGTCGGCACTAACGACTACGCCACAAGCAATACATCCACCAAAGCCTATATCGGCTCTGATGGCACTACTGCTTATAACAGCACCAGCTCCAATGCTGCCGCCCTGACTGACGCTGCTATCCGCAGAACCATTCAGCGTTTGGATGACAACGACACCCCTATGGATGGTCGCTTCTTTGTAATTCCTCCCTCAAGCCGTAACACGCTGATGGGCTTGGCACGTTACACAGAGCAGGCATTCGTTGGCAATGGCGATGCAATCCGCAATGGTGAAATCGGTAACCTCTATGGCATCCCCGTGTTCACTTCAAGCAATGCCGACACTGGCGCTGGTACTTCTGGCACAGATCGTATCTGCTTGATGGGTCACAAAGACTCTATGGTTCTGGTTGAGCAAGTCGGTGTGCGTTCACAGACTCAGTACAAACAAGAGTACCTCGCTACCTTGTTTACATCTGACACTCTGTATGGTGTGAAAGCCATGCGTACAGCCGCCACAACTGGTGCTGCCTTGTCTTCCAGCGCATTTGCGTTGGCAGTACCTGCGTAAGCAGTTGCCCCTTGCCCCTCATCTTCGGGTGGGGGGATTTTTTCTTAATCTAGGAGGATAAATTATGGCAACCGCATCAGCAGTTACATCTCGCAGGGGTAATGACCAGTTCCGTGGAATCTTTAGCGATACTTGGGTAGTTCGTGCTACTTTGGACGCAGGTTCTTTGGTTGATGGCGCAGGTGAGACAGATGACATCACAATCCCTGGCGTAGCCTTGGGTGACATGGTTATTGGAGCATCTTTGGGTGTGGATTTGGTTGGTTTGACAGTAACAGGTTATGTTTCTGCCGCAAACACAGTCAAGTTCCGTATTCAGAATGAGTCTGGTTCAACCGCTGACTTGGCATCTTCGACACTTCGTATTGTCGTAGCTCGCATGGTCTAATAAAAGGGGGCTAATAACCCCCTTTTTAATGGAGTTTATATGGCAACCTTTCGCTGTTTACAAAGTGGTCAAACTGTGACTTTTACATATCAACATGACATCGATAGCATGAAGGGTCATGCAGGTTATGTCCGAGTTGATATACAAAACCCAATTGAAGAGGACAGCAAGCAAATCACGCTCTCCCCTCCCCAACCTATCAAGAAGATGGGCCGTCCAAGAAAGGTTCCCCAAAATGTCTGAAATTGATCCTAGAGAGTTTGGCAAGCTAGAGGCTCAAGTGGCGGCCCTGCAATCAGAAGTCTCTGCTATGCGTGACGACATCAAAACCCTTCTTGAGATGGCTAATAAGTCTAAGGGCGGTATGTTTGTTGGGATGGCTATTGCATCTGTAATTGGTGGTGTTATTTCGTTTGTAGCCACAAAGGTGCTGAAATGAGCTTACTAACAGGTGTTGTCTGCCCTATCGCAACTCAAGATATATCGGTCAATCTGAAGAACCGAAACAATACTTTTCAAAAGTTTGGCTATGGCCCGCCCAATCCAAGCGAAACAAATGATGCGTTCTGGCTTAAGAAAGCCAAAATGTACAACGCTCCAACCGAAACAATCAAAAGTATGCGCTGTGGAAATTGTGCTGCTTTCATACAAACACCCAAGATGATGGCTTGTATATCAAGTGGTCTGGAAAAGGGTGAAGAAGGACTGTCTTATGACGAAAATTTCATTAAAGCCGCTGATCTCGGCTATTGCGACTTATTTCAATTCACGTGTGCTGCCGCCCGTACTTGTGATGCGTGGAAAGGTGGCGGCCCTATTACCAAGGAAAAACCATGAAAAAGACAAAAGCTGAAGCCAAGATTTCTAAAGTTATGCGTGAGTATGGCTCTGGGAAACTGCACTCTGGCTCAAAGAAAGGGCCAGAAGTGACCTCGCAGAAGCAAGCCATTGCGATTGCTTTGTCTGAGGCTAAGAAAACCAAGAGGCCAATGAAATGAAGCAGGGACTTTATTCCAATATCGCACAAAAGAGAGAACGTATCGAAGCTGGCTCTAAGGAGAAGATGCGTAAGGTCGGCTCTAAAGGCGCACCTACAGCTGCCGACTTTAAGGCTGCTGCAAAAACTGCAAAGAAGCCCAAAAAATGAAGACTCCAACTTGGCAAACAAAAGCTGGACAAAACCCAAATGGGGGGTTGAGTGCCAAGGGAAGAGCATCTTATAATAAGGAAACTGGTGGAGAATTAAAGCCGCCAGTGAAGTCAGGCGATAACCCTCGAAGGGCCTCCTTTCTAGCACGAATGGGCAATATGCCTGGGGCTGAGATGAAAGATGGAAAGCCGACTCGACTTCTACTTTCTCTGAATGCTTGGGGCGCAACGTCCAAAGAAGATGCCAAGGCTAAAGCCAAGGCGATTTCAAAGAGGAACATGAAGTGAGACCAGTATCCATCAATAAGAATTTAACTGCTAATACAGCTACAACGCTGTATACAGTGCCTACTGGATACTATGCAAGGTGTGTCTTAATTCATGCTTGCAATACATCTCCAAGCAAACATATTTCATTTAGCTGGTATGACGCAAGTGCTAGTACATCAACTTTAATTGTTAGTGAACAAGTTTTATCAGCAAGAACTACATTAACTCTTATTTCAGATACACAATATTTTGTGATGGAAGAAGGTGATTATTTAACAGCAACTTCTGAAGCTGGATCAACGATGTCTGTGCTTGCAACTTTTGAAATTGAAGGAGCGCAACGACTATGACCTA